TTCTGGCGGTTCATTGAGTGAAGCAATTGTTATTAACTTTGTTGCCTTAAAAGGTGCATCTAGTTAATGGGATTGTTTGCTTTTAAGCGGATAAGGGAAAAAGAAGCTGCCGTTGCGGTGGCTTCTATTCCTACTAAAACAAAAAAACGTAAATCCAAATCCAAGGTCGAAAATGGCAATCACCATAACAGCAACAGCGGGAAGCGCATCAGCAAATAGTTATTTAACTCTTTCAGACGCAAACGCAATTATTGAAGGACTTGTTCTTGATGATGATGTTGCGGCTTGGGATGGGTCGTCAAATGATAATAAAAATCGCGCACTTTATACGGCAACTGTAAGGATTGATCGCGAAAGATTTCTTGGGGCGAGGGCAACAGATACACAGGCTTTGCAATGGCCGCGAACAGGAGTCAGAAAACCAGACACTTATATTAATACTTATGCTGTTGGATTTCCTTTTCGTATTTCAACAGATTATTTTACAGATACAGAAATTCCAGATCAGGTTAAAAGAGCGCAGGCAATATTAGCTGTTTATTTGAATAATAATAGAGATGGTTTAGGATTAAGTGGACTAGAAGATTTCTCAAATGTTCAGGTTGGCTCTGTAAATGTTACGCCTAATTTTTATGGGTCAGTTGGCGCTGATCGCGTTCCGCCATTATTTGAACGCTATTTTACAGGCTTGCGTATAAGCGGGCCTAACAACATTGCAATTAAAAGGAGTTAATTTCTTATGTACAACGCAGACCCAGATTACACACTAGGCGGTGAGCTAATCACAGACACAGCCGCACATACAGGCAGATTTAAAAGTATTTTTTTTAAAGAAGATACACAGATCAACACAGCTTCTCATAACTACACAGGAAATAGTATTGATAGTGAAACTTTTCTTGCGGGTCAAACCATCTATGGAGTTTTCACAAGTATTACTTTGACAAGTGGCGCTTGCATTGCTTATAGAATCTGATGGGGATATCTTCTGCAATAAAAAAAGTTTTAACAAATAAAAAACTTTCAGCTGATATTACTTTCAGGTCTGTTTCCGCTGGTTCATATAATACGACCACAGGTGTTATTACAGAAACAAATACTGATACAACTATCAAAGGTGTTTTAGAAGATATAAATTTACGCGAAGTAAATGAACTAATTGAAGCAACAGATAAAAAAATTCAAATCGCTGCGGCTAGTCTTTCTTCAACACCCACAACAAAAGATAAAGTTATTGTCGGTTCTGTAACTTATTCAATTATCAGAATTGAAACAAATCAATTTGCCAATGAAAAACTTTCCTTTGTTTGTTATCTAAGAACATGAGAAAAATTCGGATAGATCAAATAGGAGATTATTCAGAAGAACAAATTAATACTTTGTTGTCGGTTGCTGTATTAACGGGAGATCGAATTGTTAAAGAAGGTTCGCCAGTAGATTCTGGAAGGCTTGCAGTTTCTTGGCAGATAGGAGAAAACGCAGAAGGCGGCGCACCCGCCCCAGAAGGCAAATATGGCGCTTCTGGTAAAGGAACTGTAATCAGACCACCAAAGCCTTTGAATTATCAATTAGGAAAAGAAAATTTTAAAAAAAAATATAATATTCATAATAATGTCCCTTATGCTGAACCTGTTATGTTTGGAACAAGTTTGCCGCCGTCTTGGGGTGGTGTTTATAGAAGTAAGCAAGGATTAAGTGCAAAACATCTTGATTTGTTGGCAAAAGAACTTGCAAATGAAATTCAAGACCTTTATAACCAAATAAAAGGAAAATAATGGCCGCAATAGATTTAAATACAGTAAGAGCAGCAATCGAAGCAAGAGTCGCGACAGAGCTTGCCAGCAGCCCCGCAATCCCTGTTGTTTTTCATAATATGTCTTTTGATAGCAATACCGTTACAAGTTTTGTTCAATGCCTTACAACATTTGGCGAAAGTAATTATTTAACGCTCGGAAATGCAAGCGGACAGAATCGTGTAAATGGAATTGTTGTTTTTAATATTTTTACACCGCAGGGAATAGGTTCAGGAGATAATTACACAATTGGTAAAAGGTTGCGGGATTTATATAATCGAATTACAGTTTCTAATGTAATCTTCGACAGCCCAATCGGGCCTGAAGTCATTGGTTCAGCTAACCCAGAAGGGCAATTCCAAACGCAACTGCGGATGACCTTTGAAATTTTTGAGGAACTTTAATTATGCCTAAATTAGTAATTACAGAAGAAATGCTTGACGCAATTGAAGCTGTCAAAGGACGCCGTGACCCCGCTTACTGGGATGGACGTTGCAGGCGATATATGGAAAAGCAAGAAAAATTAAAAAAAGATGTAAAAAAGTCAGATAAGAGTTAATATATTTATAAATAATTCTTGAAAATGCAGGCGGTACAGAAGCCGACATTTCAGGCGTTAGAAGTTGGTCTTTATCTATTACTAAGGACACAATGGAAACAACAGTTAATGGCGACACTTCAAAAACATTTATCGGCGGTTTGATTTCTGGCGAAGGTTCAGCGGAACTTATTTATGATCCTTCTGGAAACTCAGATTATCAAGCCTTTATTGACGATGTTTTAGTAACAGGCGATGCGGGCGATGCTTTGTTTGAACTGTTCCCTGATTCAAACACTTCAGCCAAAAAAATTAGTTTTGCGGGGATTATCACTTCGGCAGAATATGGCGCGACACTTGGCGAAGTTCAAGTAATAAATGTCAGCTTTATTACTAATGGTGCAATTACTAGCGCTATCTGATACATTGAGTTTATTAGTCTACTAATTAAACTAAATGCCAAACAAAAGAACAATCGATCTGTTAACTGAATCTTATAAAGATCAGATGACAGCCAGACGCAAATATGAATTTAAAGACGCTAACGGTGTTGTAAAAGCTAATTTATACTTTAAGCCATTAACAAGAGAAGATAGAGTTCGCGCTCAAGCTGCCGCAGGGACAGATGACGCTTTGACAATATCAACATATCTTCTTTGTAAAAATGCAGAAAATGAGGATGGAACAAAAGCGTTCAGTCCCGCAGATGCGCCAAACCTACAAAGAGAACTTCCAGAAAATGTGTTAAACGAAATTGAACTTTTTATGTTTGATATAAAATTAAATATTGATACAGCAAAAAAATAATATTGCGAGATAATTGGTTCAATTTTGAATTTTTTCTCGCAACAGAATTAGGTAAAACTATTCAAGAATTACGTTCTTTGATTACAGAAGAAGAACTGATATATTGGGCTGGCTATTATGAAGTTAAGAATGAAAGAGAAAAAAGAGAATTAAATCGCCAAAGAGCAAATAAAAGGTAATATATAAGAAAAGGTTTTGTTGATTTGTGGCACAGGCTAATGTAAAACTTACAGTTGATGCAACGCAGGCCACAAGAGCATTACAGGGCGTTCAAAATAAAACTACTCAATTAAATGGTGGCTTAAATAGAATTAAGACAGCTATAGCGGGAATAGGTCTTACAGTTTTAGCAAGACAGGCAGTAAAGACTTCAACAAGTTTTGAAAAACTTAACGTAAGACTTAAGTTATTATCAAAAAGTAGTTCAGATTTTGCAAAATCACAAAAAATTGCAGCCGAAGCACAGAAAGCATTTGGATTAAGTGCAACTGAAGCACTTGAAGGAATTACAGATATTACAGCAAGGTTAGCACCACTTGGAACATCAGTTGAAGATATCAAGACTGTATTTTTTGGATTTAATACGGCTGCAAAATTAGCGGGTGCTTCTGCCGTAGAATCATCAAACGCATTTAGGCAATTAGCACAGGCTTTGGGTTCTGGAAGACTAGCAGGTGATGAATTTAGAAGTATATCTGAACAGGTGCCAACAGTTCTTGCCCCAATAGCAGAAGAACTTGGAGTAACAATAGGACAACTTAAGAAACTTGCTGCTGATGGCGCTTTAACAAGTGATGTTGTACTTAGAGCGTTAGGAAGAATTGGCAGAGAGGGAAGCGGATTTTTAAAAGAATTACTTGCAAATGACCCGACACAAGTATTTAAAAATTTCAGCAATGAAACAGAAAACTTATCAAGAGCTTTTGGTGATTTATTAAAACCAGCAGTCTTGGAAGGCACAAGACAACTTACAAGATTTGTTGAAGCGACAACTAATTTTGTAAATTCTGACGCTGGTAAGGCTTCTTTTGTAATAGCTGGTATTGCTCTTGCTGCAAAAGGTATTGCAGTATTTTTACCATTGGCTGGCGCTGCTGTAGCTGCGGTTAATTTAAAAATTATTACTTTAACATCATCTTTGATGGGTTTAAAGATCGCTTTAGCTGGAACTGGTATTGGGTTATTAGTCATAGCTCTTGGAGGGCTTGGAACTGCATTTTTCAAAGCTAGAGGAGAAGCAAAAGCGTTTCAAGATTTAATTAAAGAGGGAGGGGAAGAAGATGTTGTAAAAGCAATTAAAGCACAAGAAAAAGCCGTCAAGGATTTAGACAAGGCACTTCAAAAAGCAAGAGGAAATGCGCAAAGAGGAGCGCAAAGAAAGTTAGAAGAAGCACAAGCAGATTTAGACGCACTTCAAACAAGATTAAATACATTAGAAGTAGAAAAACAAATCACAGAAGAAAAAGAAAAACAAAATGAAGCAAGTAAAAAAATTCAAGAAGAACAGAAAAAACAGGAAGAACAAACAAAAACACTAAAAGAAAAATATATGGAGATAGGAAAATCAATTGAAGATGGTGTTGTGCAAAATCTTACTGATGCGGCAATGGGCGCTCAAACTCTTGGACAGGCTGCAATAAATGTCTTGAATGATTTGAAACGTAAACTTATAGAAGTTGCAATTCAGCAAGCGGTTACTGGTTTAGGAAATTTTTTAGGAAATGCACTTGTCGGTCTTTTTACGGGTGGCGGTGGCAAGAATTTTTCCAGAAGTGCAGCAAGACAAACACCAACCCTTACTCCACAACAACAGGTATCACGTTTTACTTTTGGTGGTTCTAAAAGGGCAAATGGTGGGCCAGTTTCTGCTGGTGGAGCTTACCTTGTGGGAGAAAGAGGGCCTGAACTTTTGCAAATGGGTTCAAAGGGTGGCAATATTATTCCAAACAATGCAATCGGTGGAGGCGGTACAACAAATAATATGATTACTGTAAATGTTGATGCCTCTGGTACTTCTGTTCAAGGTAATGGTTCTGAAGCGGATCAACTTGGACAACTTATCGGTGGTATAGTTCAAGCTACACTTGTAGAAGAATCAAGGGCTGGAGGTTTATTAAATAGATAATGGCAACATTTCCATCAATAACACCCACCTATGGGATGAGAAAAAGAAGCAAACCGAAAATTAAGGTTTCGCAGCTTGGTGATGGTTATGAGTTCAGGGCGTTATTAGGGCTTCCATTATCTCAAGACCCAAAAGTATATGATCTTACTTTTAACGTGTCTGAGACTGAATCAGATGTCATTGAAGCGTTTTTAAGAAGTAGAGTAAATGATCAGGCGAGTTTTACATTTACACCACCAGCAGAAGGATTTAGTGCAAAAACAGGTACTTTTGTTCAGTCAGATGGGAGTGGGTCTGCTGGAACAATTATTACTGTTACTTTTGCAAATCATGGTGTAGCAATAGGAGATATATTGACAGTTGATTTTAGTTCAGGGCCGACTGATGGAGCTTATGCTGTTGCTTCCTCTGCTGATTCAAATACTTTTACGCTTACTTCTACTGCTGCTGATAGTGCGCTGGTTACTGCTGCAACTAATGTTGATTTCACATTATCTGGTGCTGGACAATATGTATGTGATTCTTGGACAAAATCAATTCCTTATAACAATAGAGCAATTATAAATACTACTTTTAGGGAGGTCTTTGAACCATAAATGGGCAACCCTACAACAGAACTGCAACAACTTACAAATAAATCAATTATTGAGTTGTTTTCTGTCGAATTAAAAGCTGATGTTCATTATGTAAAATCAGCAAAAACTAATTGCACTTATACACAAAGCGGAACCACAATTACAATTACACTTAATTCTCATGGTTTAACAGTTGGCACGATTTTGACTTTAGATTTTCATACTGGCGGGGCTGCTGATGGGATTTATACAATACAGACTATTGCTACAAATACTTTTACTGTGACTGCTACGGTTTCACAAACTATTTCTGGTAGTAATACTGTTTCATTTAATATAAATTCAATAGCTGCAAATCCTACTGTTTATCTTTTTCATGCTGGTAATAACATGAAAGATAGTGGTGACATAATATGGCAGTCCAATACCTATTCAAGGATGCCTTGTAAGGCAGAGGGGTTTAAATATACAGGAAAGGGTAAGCTGCCAAGACCAACGATCAGTTTTTCTAATTTATTAGGTACGATTACAGCAATAATACAACTTACAAATAATG